CTCCTTAGAACTGTTGACACCCTCGTAACGAGGTCAAGTGAGTACACCAACCAAAGAATGGTTGACTATATCTCTACTGGGACTCGAAGATACCAGGACTGCGAGAATGAGAAGCTGTTCGCGCGGTATTATTACCGTGCGGGCTTGTCGCTCTTGGATTATTTGAACATCGCTGATGGCCCGTTAATTACGGGTCAGAGCGTGCGTCAGTATCCTATAAGCCGTCTTGTGCAAGATTCTTCAATCTTTGCCGAGACGCGCTTACAGCATAACCTGAGGACCCCCAGTGCCATTAAGGCATTTGAGAGTCCGTTTCGTGATTCGTCTATACCCAGGAGTGTTAATATTGAGATTGACCCGTTTGATACGGGATTCTCAATATGGTTCCTGCTTGCCGATGTATATCAAATGAAGGGCCTGTGGAGGTCTCTTCTCGGATCTGGGGCTATGAGTAGACGCTTTCGGGCGTTTACTTCTAGAAGTGGTCGGGAGACAGCTAAACAGCTGGCTAACGACCATCTAGCAATCCAATTTGGATTGTTACCTACGATACGCGATATACAAGAGTTTGTCCAGTTAATTTTTAATTGGACATCTCGTTTCGACAAGATGAAGGAGGGTTTGGGAAAGACGAGACCCTGGTATGAACCAGCGACGGATCTTATCCCAACGTACTACGAGAAGTCCCTAGAGTTTTCTGGGATTTCTACTGTAGTTGAGCCTGGTTTCCACACCATACCCGTTATGATGCGGGCGGAGGTGGAAACTAGCTCAGCTCTCCATCGTAGAACAGCTTCTTACTGTTTTACGTGTCCTGAGTTCCAGGGATGGGTGGCTCGGTTGAAGCAGTTCATTGATGCTTTTGGCATCATTGATCCTGCGGCCATTTGGGATGCCATACCTTTCAGCTTTATAGTTGATTGGTTTTTTGGCATCGGCAATTGGCTTCATAAGAACCGCCCTCGTTTATTCCCTGCTGACGTTGTTATCCGAGACTACTGCGAAAGCATTAGTGTTCGGACCAACGTCAAGTGGTATGCGTCGTACTGGAGTCCGGAGATTCCACAGCAGTTTCCTGCTGTGGCTCCGCATCTAGTACCAGAGCACTTTATAGGCTCTGAAGAGTATACTACCTACGTTCGGCGCCGGTTTATACCGGACATCGGGCGTATATCGGCGCCTCGTTCGGGCTCTGGCGTTTCCATTCGACGTGCAATTATTGCCGCCGCTTTGGTTGCTCAGAGACTGCCGAGGTGATATTGGAGTAGTAATACTTCACAACAATAGATTAACAGGAGGAGACCTAGCTATGTTAGCTGATCCACTCGTGGTTAAATCCCTGGACCCAACTCCGGCCACCGCGGTCGCTGTTCTTGAAACAAACAGTTATGCGATGATCGATGCGGGTTCAGGACGGTCTACTCGCGTCTGCGCCTTCCCCACCATGGGGAATGAGGCGTTGGTGCGACCGGCGACGCTCACTATTTCACATTCTGTGAGTAATGAGAATAACCCGGTTAAAACTGACCGTACTCTTATTCGTTTCGATTTCCTCATTGAGGATTCGGCGGGTAAAGAGTTGAAGGCGTATGCTTATGCGGTATTTGGGATCCCAAAGGGAACCCTTTACTCGCAACCTGACAGTCTCCTGTCCCTCATGACTTTGAGGAATGGGATGGTCGGGGCTTTGGCTGGTGCGCTGCTGACTTCTGAGTCAGCCGCTACACTAGACGAGGCCAAGTTTGTCCGCATTATTGCGGGCGAGAGTTAATTCTCTCAGCCTTCATTGATTATGTTGTGGGTTGGTTGCATAGCTGGGCTAGGAGGTTTACCTATGGGAAACCATAATAGCCTAGAGACTTACGTCTCTCTGACTGTGCAACTATACCATGACATAGCGCAATGCTATCCTGTCACTCGTGAGTCTCGATTCGACCTCCGCACTTTGCGGAAGCGAATCGATCGCGAAGGTATTTCCTTTCTTACGAAAGGATTGCCATCTCTATGTAAAGCGATTGATTTCGCATTACATAGTGAGATGCCTCTACGCATCCGTGGGTTTCGCAAGAAACCCGGGACGTCAATTCCCCTATTTTTAGGGTGGTTGATAGAGCGTCTCTTCACGACTGATGGGAATGTCAAGGAAAACCTTGACATAACCGCGTTGCGTCACTTGCGACAGTTCTTGTACTTTTCGTACAAGTTAAGTCTACCATATGATACGAAAACCGAAGAATCGGTCATCGAATCGTTCATCCAAACAGAGTTGGAGCTCCATAATATGGAATTCTCCGATTCTGTCGTTCCTGTCATTCAAAAGGCTAGGCTTTTTATTAGCCGGCTTTTTGATGGGTTTTGTCCAAGGGATATTATCCCCAGACATGGCCCTGGATCCGTGTCAACAGGGGAAGAGTCCGGAGAGAAGTCAAACTTCTCCCGGATCTACTCCTCTGCCGAAGTAGTATTTCCGTTTACGGAATACTTCATGCTTGGTTTAAACCAAGTTGCGGACCAATATGACTGGATACAGGGCCTCGAGGTCCTACCGCACGGAATCGCAAAAGTGATTCTAGTGCCGAAGGATTCTCGGGGCCCGCGTCTCATATCGTGCGAACCACTGGAACTCCAGTGGCTCCAACAAGGCATCCGTCGGGCTTTATACCCGTGGATTGAGAGACATCCGCTGACAGCTGGTCATGTAAGCTTTACTGACCAGACTGTCAACCGTAGGCTCGCCTTAATGAGTTCGCGTACTCGGAAGTACGTGACGCTCGATATGAAGGATGCAAGCGACCGCGTGTCCCTGGAGTTAGTCGAGAGACTATTCTCAGGAACGACCTTATTGGATGCCTTAAAAGCATCCAGGAGCTCGTACACGCGGCTGCCTGATGGAAGGGTAGTGCATTTGAGTAAGTGCTCTCCGATGGGAAGTGCAGTTTGCTTTCCTATCGAGGCGCTTTGCTTTTATGCACTAGCTGTTGCAGTGATATACACGAAATACGAGGAGCAATCCTCGTTGCGGCCGAGTAATTGGCTGCGCGAGAGTTGGTGGGCGAAAGCCCACGACTCTGTTTTTGTGTATGGCGATGATATCATAGTTCGGAGCGAAGACTATGCTCCGATCTTGCAGTTCTTCCCACTTGTTGGACTTAAGTTCAACGAGGGGAAGTGCTGTATGGGCGGATTCTTCCGAGAATCCTGCGGGTGCGACGCCTATAAGGGCGTCGAAGTCACACCCATCCGACTTCGGACCCAGTGGAATCATCGCGGTATTAGAGATGCCCGTGAGCTTGTATCGTGGGTTGAGTTGTCAAACTCACTCCATAAAGCAGGCTACAGTCTCGTGGCTTCGGCCATTCAGGCTATGGTAGAGCGCCGTTATGGCGTTCTTCCGTATAAACGGGAACCCTCTCGCAATATTGCTGAGTGGGATTCCGGGAAACTGACGATTCGACCCCTCCATTCCAAGGAGGAAAAGTGGAGTTCGTCAGGTCTGATTGGTTGGATCCGCGAGGACGTGATCGAATCACGAATAAACAAGGAACGTGGTATCAGGGCTCGTTTGAACCCCGATACGCAAGTACTTGAGTATCGTTCGTGGACCGTCCGCCCCGTCCTTAAAAGGTACGTGGTGGATGGTTGGAGAGAATGCCTTCGGAGTTTAACGTCCGGAAGCAAACGATCCGACACAGGCGTCTATGCGCTGCCTCGTCGCATTTGTTTACGACGTGGCTGGGCAACGGCCTAATCAACCGTTGTGAGATGAGGAGCTTCCCTTAGAAAGGAACCCTCACCCCGCTACAATGAAACGTAGCGTCAGTAGTTACGATTGTTCTAAGAAAGGACATATATATGCCCAAACCTAAGACAAAGCGTGCTGTGCACAGGGAGAAGTCCCTTCCGAGACACGGTGGCTCGTCCATAGAA